TTCCGTCACCGCGCGAAAGCGGATCGTGCCGCGCCAGGTGATGCCGTCCGCCTCGCGCCGCGTCGTCCCGTCGAGGAAACGAAGATTGACGAGCGCATGTCCCTCAAGCGTCAGCGCCACGTCATGAAGCCCCGCGTTCACCGCGCCCATGATGCGCTTCACCTCCGCGCGGCCGCCGCCCCGCGAAAACGCATGGAAGATGAGCCGGTGTTCCATGCCGCCCGGCCAGTCGCGCGTCTCGTTTTCGCCGATGGCGAGATAGGGGAACCCCGCATCGCCCGGCACATTGTCGTAAATGCGCGTGGCCAAGAGCGCGGCAAGATCCTCATCGCCCGCAAGCCGCGCATAGATCGCCTTCTGCAGTTCGAGGTCGGCGCTCATCTTGTCCCCTCACAGGTGAGTTCGAGAAAGCGCTTCCGTCCATCCGGGTCGCGGAGGCTCGTAATGTTCAGCACACGCTCCTTCCAGAGCACGCGCATTTCCGTGGTGATGCCCGAGCGGTAGCGGATGGTGAGCGTGAGGGCGGCATGTGCGGCCAGCCTTCCGCCGGCGAGCCTCTCCTGCCCGCGCCTTTCTTCCACCTTCGCCCAGACGGTCGCGCCGCTCGTCCATGTTATGTTCGCGCCGCCTGCTCCATCCGGCGTCCGCTGCGGCGATTGCAGCGTCACGCGCTCGCGCATCTCGCCGATCGCAATGCCCGTCACAGCCGCATTCTCCGGAAAGGCTTCACCAGCGCGGAGACCGTGCGCGGCAGTTTCGCGCCATCTCCGACAGGTTCGCGATGTTCGAACCAGTGCGCGGCGAGCATCAGCACCGCCTGCCGGAGCGGCATGGGCACATCCGCCACCGCGCCATAGCCCGCGCGAAAGTCGATCACGATGCCTGCAAGCCGCGTCGCGGGCATGGGCCAGGCCTGCCCCCGCTTCACGGCAATGCGCGGATGCTCGCCCGTCTCCGCCTCGTAGAAAGCCGGATCGAGCGGCAGCATCGCGCCGCTCAGCGAGGCGACCTTCACCGCCATCACTTCGCTCACCGGCGCGAGCGGAATTGCCAGCGGACCCGAAGGCCAGTCGTCCAGCGTCAGCCGCCAGCTTTGCTCCACGAAGGCGCGCCGCGTTTCCGCTTCGAGCGCCGCCCGCGCCGCAGTCAGAAGCGCCGTCAAGAGCGCGTCCTCCTCCGTCGCGTCGAGCTTCAGATGCGCCCGCGCTTCGGCGAGCGACACCGGCTCCTCGGCGGGGCCGCTGAGAAGGGTCAGGGTCATGTGTGGTTCCTATTGAACAGAAGACTCAGGTCCCACCCGCCCCTGGGGGCGGGTGAGCAGAGAGGCAAGAGCTGATTACTCCACCGGCTTCAGCTGCGCGGCACCGAGAAGGGCGAGCGCCGCTATGGGCGTTCCCTCCTCGTGTTCGCCTTCGAGAACGACACCCACGCGCGTGTAACGCGCGGGCCCCGCATAGCCGATGCGATAGTCGCGCATGTCCTGGCCGTCCGCATCGAGGCGGGCAAAAGTGCCCGTCTCGTCCGGCGCATCGCCCAGCACTTCATGCGCCGCCGTCACCGGCATCCATGTCGCGCCGTCGTCGGAGGCCTCCAGCACGCAGGCGATCGAGACCTCGTCCGAGAGCTCGTCGCCGGCCGTGCCGATGCAGACGATGTGTTCCACCGCGCCGAAGCCGTGCCTGTCGACGGGCGCGCCGTAGCGCGTTTCCGCCGTCAGCTTCGGATCGAGCGTCAGCACCGTCTTCAGGTTGCTGTGCAGATCGCGCATCGTGCACCTCACGCCGAGAACTGGAGGAACTTGATCGCCTCGAAGTTCTGCACGCCGCCGCCCACGCGCTTCGTCGTATAGAAGAGCACGTAAGGTTTCGCGCTGTAGGGATCGCGCAGCACGCGCACGCCCAGCCGGTCGACGATGAGATAACCGCGTTTGAAATCGCCGAAGGCGATGGCGGGCGCGTCCGCCGCGATGGAGGGCATGTCTTCGGCCTCCGTCACCGGATAGTTGAGCAGCGTCGGCGGCTGCCCGGCCGCGAGTGCCGGCTGCCAGAGATAGTTGCCGTCCATGTCCTTGAACTTGCGGATCGCGGCCTGCGTCGCGCGGTTCATGACGAAGCGCCCGTTCGCGCGGTAGCCCGCCTTCACCGCATAGATGAGGTCGATCAGCTTGTCGCCCGGATTGGATGTGGGAAAGCCGCCCTCATTGCCGCTGGCGATGAAGCCGAGCTTGCCCCATTCCCAGTCGCCCTCTTCCACGCGCTCATAGTCGAGGAAGCCGCGCGGCTTCTTCTCGCCATCGCCCGTGACGAAGGCGGCGCCTTCCTGTTCGGCGAAAGCGGTCTGCACCTCTTCGGCGAGCCACTGATCGATATTCACCGCCGCATCGTCGAGCAGCGTCGGCGTCGCGGCCGGCATGGCATAGAGCTCCATCGCGGGGAACTCCAGTTCGGCGAGCGTCGGCGATGCCGTCTGCGGCCGCGTTTCCGTTTCACCGACCCAGCCCGTCTGCAGCCCGCCCTTCGAGAAGGGCTTCTTGTAGCTCGCCGCGCCGATCTGCCTGATCCCCGCAATCGCGCGGATGGGCGAAACCTCGGAGACGATGCGGTCGATCATGCGCTCGGTCTCCGCCGGCACCAGGTAGCCGCCATCGGGATCGGACTGCGCCGAGAGCGCCTTCGCCTCCAGCCCGCGCAGCTCATGCGCCTCGCCCTTCCTCACATAGCGTTCGAAGGCGCGCTTGTGTTCGCGTGCGCCCGCGCCCGTCTCCGCGCCCCCGCCGATCTCCGGGCGGCGCGCGGCCAGCGTCAGTTCGTCGAGCTTCTTCTTCTGCATGTCGAGCGCGCGGTTGATGCGCTCCACCTTTTCCTCCGCCAGCACGTCGGCCGAGAGCTTGCGTTCCAGCTCGCCGAGCCGCTCGTCATTCGCGGACTTGAAGTCCTCGAAGGACGACAGGAACTCGTCCATCGCGTCGCGCACTTCATGTGCGCTTGCGCTCCGCGCATGCTCGCTCTTCGTTTCCGGCGCGCGCGCCTCTTCCTTCAGCGACGCGCCGATGCGCGGCACGCCGTCATTCCAATGCGACATGTGTCGTCTCCAGATTGTGTTTCGGGTTCAGTTCGTGAAAAGCCGGGCCGCCGCGCGCAGCGCGCGGGCGAGCGCCTGGTCGCCGCCTCCCGCCTCCCGCGGGGCAGGCAGCGCCTTGAAGCCGCGCTGGATGATCGTGCGGGCTTCCATCCGGCTGAACCCAGCGTCCTGCGTGAGCCAGCGTTCGAATTCGCGTGTCGTGGGCCGCCCCTCCTTCACCGCGCTCACCCGCGCGGCGGGCAGCATCGGAAAGGTCACGACCGAAATCTCCCAGAGGTCCACCTCGATCAGCCGCCTGGCGCCGCTCGCGCGGTCCGTCTCCGCCTTCACGACGTGATAGCCGATCGAAAGCCCGTCGACGGCGCCCGCCCGCATCAGCGTCAGCACCTCGCGGGCGCGCCGGACATCGGTGAGCAATTGCCCGCGCACGAAGAGCCCGCGCGCATCCTCCTTTATCTCCTCCCAGGTGCCGATCACCTCGTTCGGCTCATGCTGGTAGAGAAGCTTCACGCCGCGGGCGCCCCGCTTCAGCAGCGATTTACGGAACGCGCCGGGCATCACTACGTCGCGGCCCAGATCCTCCGTCCCGAAAAGCGAGGCATAGCCCTCGAAGCTCCCATCCGCCTTCACCGCCTTCGCCTCGAAGCGCGCGGCCTTCCGCTCGCCCGCCGCATTCTCCACGGGTTCTCTCACTCGTTTCCTCCGTATGGGGATGTTTCGCGCAACAAAAAAGGCGCCCGGAGGCGCCTTCGCAACCCACAGGTGTCACCCCTGCGAAAGCCGGGGCCCATGGGACGATGATTAGAATTGGAGAGTCAGATGGATCCCGGCTCATGTCCCGGCGAAAGCCGGGATCACCGGATGACAGTTGGGGGTTGAAGCGGCCTCACCTCCCCAGCCTCTCCTCGATCCTCTCCAGCGCCGCGTTCGCGGCCTTTGTCTGCTCCTCCAGCCGCGCGGTGCGCTCGACGAGTTCGCCGATCCGCTCCGTCCGCGCCTCGAGCGCGCCGAGCCGCTCGTTCGCCGCGCCCGCCCAGAGAAGCGCCGCCGCCGTCTGCGCGAGGATCGTGACGATCACGGCGAGCGGCACGCGCCGGTCGATTGCCCACCGGTCCATCGTCCCCATTGGCGCCTCTTTCGTGTATGCTGTCTCTTCCACCGGCTCGCCCCTTTCGAAAGACCCGATATGACGAATGACCTCTGGATGATCCTGATCATGGGCATGGCGCTTGCCTGTGGCCCCGTGCTCCTCGTATGGCTCGAAGAGCGCACGCGCGCGCGCGGCGCTTCCGTGCCCGCCCTCGTCACCATCAAGGGCTATCGCATCACGCCGCACAGCGCCTTCAGCCTCGTCATCGCGGTCATGCTGATCTATCTCTCCTGGCAGATGCGCGGCATCGGCCTCGGTTTCGTCTTCATGGTCTTCGGCTTCGTGGATGTGATCGTCGCCGTGCAGAACATCAGGAAGTCGAAACGCTCCTCGACCTGACACCGCTCACCCCTCGTCCATATCCCACCGCCTCGCGCTTTTCCTCGTCGCTGAGGAAGTCCGCGCGGCCGACCCGCGCCCAGAGCGCGTCGCGGTCCGCCGAAAGCGCGTCGATGCCGTCCGCGTCGTACCAGAGCCGCAGGCGCCCCTCATAGCGGCTCCCGAGCCAATGCGTCAGCGCCCGCGCGGTGCGGCCCGCAAGCGGCAGCACGGTCCCGCGCCAGAAGGCCCGGTTCGCCTCGCGCAAATTCGCGTAGGTGTTGTCGCCGGGAATGCCGAGCAGCATGGGCGGCACGCCGAAGGCGAGCGCGATCTCGCGCGCGGCGGCGTGCTTCGTTTCGATGAAATCCATCTCCTTCGGAGAAAGCCCCATGCTCGTCCAGTCGAGCCCGCCTTCGAGCAGCAGCGGCCGCCCGGCATTCGCCGCGCCCTGGTAGTTCTCGGCGAGTTCGCGCTTCAGCCGTTCGAACTGGTCTTCGGACAGGTTCTGCCCCGTCTCGCCGCCCTTGTAGACGAGCGCGCCGGAAGGCCGCGCCGCATTGTCGAGCAGCGACTTGTTCCAGCCGCCCGCCGCATTGTGGATGTCGATGGCGCAGGCCGCCGCCTCCAGCGGGCTCATCCCGTAATAGTCGTCCACCGGGTTGAAAAGCCGCATATGGAGCACCGGGCTCCGCGTCCCGCAAGGGATCGTCACGATCCGTCCGTTGACGGAATATTCGTAGGCCTCGGGCCAGCCCGCCCGGCCCGGCACGGCTTTCATGCGGTCGGGCCGCAACACATAAAGCTCGCGAGGCGCGCCCTCCACCTCCACAAGCTCCATGTAGCTGTTCCCGGCGACTTCCAGAAAGCTGTACCAGCTCTCGAAGAAATCCGCGCCGGACTGCCCCTCGTTCGGCCGCTCGATCAGCTCGAGCAGCGGATGCTCGCTCAGCTCCCTGTCCCCGTCATAGATAAGCCAGGGCAGGCTTGCCGCCGCTTCCGCGATCATGCGCACGCAGCGATAGGCGATGGCGTTCCGCCGGTAGCCCTCGTCCGCCAGCGCCGCATAGTCGCGCGGCGTCCAGACGGGCCGCCCCTGCATATGCAGCGCGATCATCGGCGCGACGCGGCTTTCCTTCTTTTCGGGCACGGGCGCGCGCCCGCGCATCGCGCCGAGAAGCGCGGCAAGCGGATTGGGCATGGATGTGGTTCTCCGATTGTAAAGTCCGTGTCGCCCCGGCTCACCGGGTTGCCCTTCGCCTCCCCCTTGCGGGGAGGCCGGGAAATTCGCGGATCCCGTGAATTTCCCGGGTGGGGGTTCCGGGCAGTGAGGCAACCGGTGATGGCGAAATCAAGTTCCCGCAGGACGGCTCATTCCAGCAGAGGAAAGAGGAAGAAGTTCAGCAAGGAGCCCCCCACCCGATCCGCTTTGCGGATCGACCTCCCCGCAAGGGGGAGGTGAAGAGAAGAGCACCCTCCTGACGCTCCCCTTACAACCTTCGCATCCTCGGCTCCCCGGCCTCGCCGGAGAGCATCAGCTCCGTCAGCGCCCACACCAAGGCATCGAGCCGGTCGGGGCTTTTCGCGCCGGGCGTCCAGTCGCACATCTGGTCTTCCAGTTTCGCGAGCCCGCCCACGTGATGCACGAGCCCGCGCTCATATAAAGCCGCGATGGGTTCCGCGCGGACGCGCTTTCCCCTTGTCGCCCGCACCAGCCGGATCGGCGCATCCGGCATTTCCTGCCGCATCACGCTTTCCACCATCTCGCCGCCCATGTTCGCTTCGGCGACGATCCTGTCCGCCTCATGCGCGCGGTAGCAGCCGGCCACGCGCTTTGCCCAGGCGAGCGGCGAGAGCCGCCCCAGCGAGCGGTCGTCCAGCACATAGGCCTGACCGTCCTCGCCGATCCCGGCGCAGACGATGCCGCATTCGTCCGATTTCGCGCCGCCCGTCGCGGGCGGGTCGACGCCCACCACCACGCGGACGAGCAGGGGCGCGCGCTCGATCCGGCCCCGCTCGATCAGCTCGCGGTTCCAGAGCGCATCCGGATTGTCCTCGATCAGTTCGGCGTCGAGTTCCTGCCGCCCGAGCCGCGTGCCCTCGTAGCGCGAGATCACCGCGCGGAAAAATCCGTCCGCCAGGTTCGCGCGGTTCGCATGGGTGGAAGCCCGCGTCACCGCCGTTCGCCTGTCCGCGATCAGCCGTTTGAGCACGGGCACGGGCCTGGGCGTCGTCGTCATCACCTGTCGCGGGTTCTCGCCCAGCCGCAATCCGAATTGCAGCATGTCCCAGGCCGCTTCCGCATAGCGCCATTTCGCAAGCTCGTCGCCCCAGGCCGCATCGAATTGAGGGCCCCGAAGGCTTTCGGGCTCGCCCGCCGAAAAGACATGAGCCACAGCGCCATTCGGCCAGAGAAGCCGCCGCCGCGAAACTTCATAGCGCGGCCGCTCGCCTTCCCTCGCAATGCTCCTGAGCCCCGAAGGCCCGTCGATCATCACCTCGCGCACATCGCCGAGCGTTTCGCCGACAAGCGCGATCCGCCCCGCCCGGCCAGCATCGACTTCCCCCTGCACCCATTCGGCGCCCGCGCGCGTCTTGCCCGCGCCGCGCCCGCCCAGCACCAGCCATGTCGTCCACTCGCCCTCCGGCGCGAGCTGGTCGTCCCGCGCCCAGAAGCGCCAGTCAGCGTGGAGCAGCCGCGCCTCTCGCGGCGTCAGGCTTTTGAGGAACTCTTCCCTTGCCTCCGCCGCCAGCGAGGCGAGAAAGCCTGCTCTCAAGCTCGGCGCGGATGCTTTCGTCCTCCGCGCGGCGTCTTGCCTTGTCGGCCTCGGGGTCGTTTCGTTTGGCAAGCCGCGCCGCCTTTTCGATTTCGTGGAGCTTGTCGATGGAGCGCACCAGCGTCGCGAGGCGGCGTGCCTGCCGCTCGCCTTCCGCCTCGTCGCGCATCGTCTTTCGCTGCCGCTCTATGTCCGCAATTTCGCGGGCGATCAGCCTCGTCAGCCGCGCGGCCAGCGCCTCCGCATCCTGCGGCAGTTCGGTTTCGAGGCGCTGTTCCTCGGCAACCTCGCCGCGCTTCGGCCAGTTCTCGGTCTTCGCTCTCGCGAGAATGCGGTTGCAGTGAATGCCGTGATCGAAGGCGATCTCGGAAAGACGCCGCTTGCCGATCTCGTATTCGGCGCGGATGGTCTCCCAGTCGAGTTCCTCATCCGCCATTGCGCGCGGCGGCGCATCCGCCACCGGCTCTTTCGCCGCCGCTTTCGTCATCGTCATCCGCACAATTCTGGAGATGGACGTAAGGTAGGGAGCGAGCGTGACGCTGACAATTGGGGATATCTCGGAACTTTCGCTTTCACCGAGTCTGAAGCGCTGTTCGCGGGCGGGCACTACTTGTCACCCACCAAAAGTGTCATCCCGGCGAAAGCCGGGACCCACTCGCAATTCAACTTGCCGCAGCAATCAAGGTTGAACGCCGTCCCTCAGCGTGCTTCGAGCAAAACCGCTCTTGCTAAGGGAACCAATGGGTCCCGGCTTTCGCCGGGATGACATCGGCATTTTTGTCTCACGCATTGCCTCAACCGTCTTCTTCCGACTCCCCTTTCCTCCCGAGTCGCGGCAAACTCCCGCAAAACCGCGCCGGGGAGGACCATGCTGCAGAGAATCGCGACTTCGCTTCGCTTCCGCTTCGTCGCACGCCAGTCGGCGATCGAGCGGCAGGCGGGCGCCATTCCCTATGCGCTTGTGGACGGTCAGGTCGCGGTCCTGCTCATCACCTCGCGGCGCACGGGCCGCTGGATCTTTCCCAAGGGCGGGCTCATGGAAGGGCTCGATCCGCATGAGGCCGCCGCGCAGGAAGCGCTGGAGGAAGCGGGTGTCGAGGGTATCGTCGGGGATCAACCGCTTGGCGCATGGCGCACGATCAAGCGGCGCGGCGTCCGCGTGAAGCCCATCGAGGTCGACATGTATCCGCTGCTCGTCACGCAGCAGCATGAAACATGGGAAGAGCAGCATCAGCGCCGCAGGCACTGGGCAGGCGTGCGCGAGGCGCGCAAGCTTCTCTCCGATCCGCGCCTCGGCGATCTCGTGATGATGCTCAGGGACTTGAAGTAG